CCAGAGGACATGCTCAAGGAGCTTCTTGCCGACAACAGGACCCTTATCACCCAACTGCGGAGCGCCCATACAGTCTGTGCCCTGGCCGACGACTACGCCTCAACTGCGATGATTGAGGTGTGGATCGACGAAGCGGAGCGGCGCGCGTGGTTCCTCTTCGAGGCGACTCGATGAACCCTGCCGATATTCTCAACGCTATCGGCGCGCTGCCGAGTGTCAAGACTGTGCATATGGCGAAGCTAATCTCATCTACCGGGGGAGTATCCCCGTGGTGCGCAAAGACTCCGCGGCGCATCAATCTCAAGAAGGCTTTGTGGACCAACCGATGGGAAGCTGTTACGTGTGCTAGATGCGTAAAAGCTAAAGCGAATTCAGATGCTTTATAATCCCGTCATGGTGGTAAATCCAATGGCCGACAGGACCCAAAAGACACTACCCAAGCCCCGAGTCCAGCTCTTCGTACACCTCTTGGTGTGTGAGCGTGGCTCGGCCTTGCGTTCGGAGCGTGTCCTGATCCTGCCGGCGAAGCGGGCGGCGTAGCATGGCTGTACTACAAAAGCCTTTGACTATGGAAGACATCCGCGCGCTGAACGTGAACCATCACCGATGTGACGGGAAGACATGCTCTTGCCGGTGTCAACGCCGTTGGCTCATTGACGTGTGGGAAGTGTTCATGGGGCCTGACCCGCGTTGGGCATGTAGATGTCACTGCGACTTCAAGAAAACAAAGGTTTAATAAACTCATGGCAAACCTCGTAAAAGGCCCTCCACCTCGTTCAAAACGCTCCCCTAAAACGCGCGCGAAGTTCCTTGAGGCTTTGAAGGCTACAGGGAACATCAGTAAATCGTGCAAGTTGAGCCGTCTACCGAAGACATGCGCCTACGAGTGGCGCCGGCAGGATGAGGAGTTCCGGCAAGCGTGGGATGAAGCCCAAGTGGAGGGCGAGGCGGTGCTTGAGGATGAGGCGAAGCGCAGGGCCTATGAGGGCGTGAAGAAGCCGGTCTACCAGGGTGGGAAGCGCGTGGGCTATGTCCAGGAGTACAGTGATACGCTTTTGATCTTCCTGCTGAAGGGAACGAACAAGGCAAAGTTCGGTGACCGCACCACGCTGGCCGGCGACAAAGACAATCCAGTGCAGGTGAGCGTGCTCGATAGTATCCTCAAGGGAGAATGAAGCCGCTCACTGTAGTACAGAAGGCCAAAATCCGTAGTACACTCGTGAACCCAGTCAAGTTTGTACTACATTGGCTGGGGTCCGACTTGTGGAGCGTGCAGAAAGAAATCGCCATGGCGCTCACAAAGCCCCAGGCGAAGGTCAACGTAAAAGCGTGCCATAGCAGCGGCAAAACTTTTGAAGCGGCGCAACTCGCGCTTTGGTGGCTGGCCCGGTACGAGAACGCCATCGTGGTGACCACGGCACCCACGAAAAAGCAGGTCGAGGTCCTGATGTGGGGTGAAATCCACAAGGCCCTCGTCAAGAGCAAGTATCCCTTCCCATCTGCAAACCTCACCAAACTTGAGTTTGATAAGACCAAGTACCCGATGCGGTACGCGCTCGGATTCACGACGACCGTCCAGCAACAGGACGAGGGTGTCAAGTTCCAAGGCTTCCACGCTGACCACGTGCTCATCATCATCGACGAAGCTCCTGGCGTTGATCCGAAGATCATCGAAGCGATCGAGGGCATCCGGGCTGGCGGCGATGTGCGCATCCTGAAGCTGGGCAACCCTACCATATCTTCTGGCGCCTTCTACGACGAGTTCCACAGCAAGCGCGCCAGCATCCAACCGTTCACAATCAGCGCGTTCGATACGCCCAACTTCAAAGGCATCAAGCTTTCATATGAGGCTCAGGACTCAGAAGGCGCTCCGATCACCGTAACGCTCGGCGATCCGAACGGCCGCGACCTGCTGGACCTGACCGAAGAAGATCTTGACCAGAACGTGATGCCTTGGCTCACCACCAGGCGGTGGGTCAAAGAGCGGTTTGAGGAGTGGGGGCCGGGAGACTTCCGCTGGGATTCACGCGTGATGGGAGACTTCCCCTCTCAGAGTCCTGATGCCCTGCTGTCCCTGGCATGGCTCGAGCGCGCTCAACGGGACACGCGGACCTACGAGGGGAAGGTAGACATCGGCATCGACGTGGCGGGTCCTGGCGAGGATGAGACGGTGATGGTGGCGCGGTGCGGCTTCCAGATTCTCGAGATCATCGGATGGGGCAATCCAGATCCCCGCGGCGAACTGGTGATTGCTCTCAGGCGCTATGGAGGACGCATCGGGACTATAAACACCGATTCAGCAGGCATCGGATACTACCTCCACAAGCACCTGCAAGACCTTGGCTTCCCATCGAATGCGGTCAACGTGGGCGAGTCTCCGGCGGACAAAGAGCAGTTTGTGAATCTCAAGGCTGAACTGTACTGGGGCTTGCGGATGCGCGCGAAGTCCGGAGACCTATCAGGACTCGACGACGAAACGTCTATTTCCCAGCTTGCCAGCATCCGGTGGAAGCCGAACAGCCGGGGGCAAACAGAGATTGAGTCCAAGGAAGCGATGCGGAAGCGCGGCGTCAAGAGCCCGGACCGTGCCGAGGCAATCATGCTGGCGTTTGCCAAAGTGGCAAAGAACGGCGCCGGGCTGCTCGAGTACTACCAGGGCATCACGGCGGTGCAAACTGGCGGAGATCAGGACTCGAACCCCAAGACACCCGGCTTTAGACCTACTCCTACCGTCACCACGCCCGTCAAAGCACCAGCCCTGACCGCCTACAACCGTGCCATGGCAGCCCTTGCGCCCCAAGACCTATGCGATCATTGCGGACTTCCGCTTGGCGATACCGTGGTTGAAGAGGGCATACGCCGGATGCACCCCGACTGCGCAAGGCCGTCGTGGGCATCCTGATCGCGCTTGCTACTATTGGTAGTTTGCGCTACCATCGGGAGCATGAGCCAGACAACCGTCAAAGCGTGGAAGTGCGACCGCGAGTCCTGCGGCCATGTGTGGTACACAGGGAGCGATGAACCTCCAAAGTCTTGTTCGAAATGCAAAAGCAAGAACTGGAACACGGAAACCATTGCTCCGCTTATTAAGTCGGGAGCGGTGAAGACGGCGAATCATGTGTTTCCGCCCACGTCTCCTTCGCCCGTCCAGCCCACGCACCGGGCTGCAAGTGCCTGATGTGCGCAGCAAAGCCCAAGCATTGATACACTAGACCACGGGAGCATAACCATGGCCTTGTGGGATGAACCGACAGAGATCAACGACGATACAGTGTTTGGGAAACGGCTGAACGACAAGGCATTGCAGAAGATGCCGGACGCTACAGGCGGATCAATGACGCTCCTGAATCCGCGGTATGGACTTCTGAGCGCAAGGAATCGCGGCGGCATTCGGCCTACTCTGCCAAATCGGGACCCGGAAAACGACCGTCCTGGCCCAGATGACCGTGATCTTCCGTCCGATTTCATCGCGGATGTAGACGAGCAGCGCAACCGCTTCAGCCCCTACCAGCCCGTAGCGCCATTCGGCCCTCCGTCTATTGTGGACGCCCGCGAGTGGGACTATCCCACCGGCTACAACCTTGAGATCGTCAACCGGCACATTGTCCTTGGGGAGATGCTGCGGGGCATCGTGCGGGGTTCGGGAATCATCGCCAACGAACTAAGCGCACGCGTTGACGAACTGGTAAGCCTGCCGTGGAAGTTCGTCCTGAAGAATCCAGCCAAGGGCGTGAAGTCGGAAGACGACCCGCGCATCAAGGAACTCAACGCCTTTTTCAAGATGCCAGACCGGAAGATTCCGTACCCGCAATGGATGGAGATGATCTTCCGCGAGCGGTACACCATCGATGCGGCCACCGTCTACATCTGGAAGAATCGAGCCGGCACAAAGCCCTACGCGCTGGAAGTGATCGACGGCAATACCATCGTGCCAAAAGTGGACGACCGCGGCCGCATCCCTGACTGGCCGTCTCTGGCATACGTCCAGATCGTCAAGGGCCTCCCGATGGACAACTTCACTGAGCGCGAGATTGTCTACATGCCGCGGCATCGGTGGGCTCAGTTCCCGATCTACGGATACTCTGAGGTTGAGCAGATCCTGATGGAGGCGACCCAGCAGGTTCGCAAGACGATGTACATGTTGAATTTTTGGGCAGAAGGGACCTGCCCTGACGTGATGGTGTGCTGCCCGGAGAACTGGTGCTACAGCGAAGACACAGAAGTTCTCACACAGCGCGGATGGAAGCGATTTACGGATGTGGATATTGAGAGTGATAAGTTTGCCACGCGCAAGCCGGTAACGAAGGAATTCCAATGGCAAAAGGCGACCGGAATCAATCTACAGCCATATAGCGGGGAAATGGTACACCTTCAATCCCGGTCGATTGATTGCTTGGTAAATCCTCCGCACCGCGTCCTGCTTTCAAAGCGCAACGGGGAGGAGCGCATCGTTTTAGCGAAAGAGCTACTTGAATCTCACATCGACGGTGATCGTATCCCCATTGTTTCCAACTGGAACGAAGGGAAAGAGGTCAAGACAAGAGTGTTTTCCCAAATAACGAAGAGGGGTGGAGGGTTCGCCCTTGAAATGACCGGAGATCAGTATTGCGCTTTCATGGGAGCGTGGCTTGCTGAAGGGCATACCGCTTGCTCTGGAAGAGTGGCTGGGATCACCCAAGCATCCGACGGCAAAGGGTTTGCGGCGTACTGGGAACTCGTAAACAACATCAAAATCAAAGGAAAGGCCCCAAGCTATGATGGGAAGTCGATAATTGTCTGCAACGCTCCACTCGGCAGATATTTATCAAAGTTTGGACACGCTAGCGAGAAATATGTACCCGCTGAGATCATGAATGCAACCCCGCGCCAGATTGAGATCTTTCTTCGCTACTACGCTTTGGGGGATGGGTCAAAGACAGCCCCGGTAATTTACACGTCCAGCCGGAAAATGGCAGACCAGTTACAGGAGCTAGTCCAGAAAACGGGTAAATCGGCAACTATAGCCGAGGACGATAGACGCGGGAGGAAACTCAAGTTTGACGGAAACAGGGAAGGGAATACAAACCACATCAGCTATATCGTGAGCATGAGCGATAGCAAAATGCGGCGTTTCTCTGTTGCCTCAGAGCAATACTCGGGCATGATCGGATGTGTCAGTGTCCCGAACGGGATACTCTACGTTCGCCGCAACGGTAAGGCTTGCTGGTCAGGAAACACTGCTGAGCAGATTGCGCTCTGGCAAGGAACGTTCGACGCACTGATGAGCGGGAATCTCAAGCTCAAGTCCAAGATGCGGTTCATCCCTGGCGGTGGCAAGCCTTTCGAGATGAAGGGCTCGGCCGGCGACTTGCTCAAGTCCGAGTATGACGAGTGGATGGCTCGCATTGTTTGCCGCGCCTTCAGGACCGACCCGAAGCCCTACATCAAGGAGCCTGAGCCGCGGGCGAACTCCGAGCAGCTTCAAGAGCAAATGCGCGCCCAGGGACTCAATGGCGAGATGCTCTGGTGGTCTAGCCTGATGGGTCGCCTGATCTTTCTCGGCTGGGGATGGGACGACATCGGCCACGTGTTCAATCAGAACGAGGAAGTGGCGGCTTCCGACCAGGCCACCATCGATACT